GATAATTTATAATTACTACTTAAATTATTATCTTTATTAATATTAACTTTCTTTTTAGGCTCATATTTAGCCATTATCTTTTCCCATGAAGCTTTTAATTCCTTTTGTTTAGGAGTTAAATTCTTTTTCTTTTTAGATCTTTGATTAGTGTATATAATAGCCATTATATTATCTCAATTTTTCCTTTAAAAGTCTATTATACCACAGATCTTTGTAAAAGTACACCGTTTTGTGTAATAGTTGATTAAATTAGTCAGGTATTAGAAACGAACACGGAGACCGAAGTCCCCGTGCCGAGATATGGATCACCTGCCTTTAATGGTAGTTAAACTCTTGTTCTGTAATTTTTTCGATGTACGAATCTATATGTGCTTTTTTCATCAGAAGTTGCGATGCTTTGTCGCTTCTTCCCTCCTTTTTCATTTTTGCTATAAAATGTTCTAGGTCTCGTGAATCTTTTTTAAGTTTTTCTAATTGGAAAGGAACCATAAGTTCTCCTATAAGTGTACATTAATAAAATCACATAATATAGAGTTTAATCTATAAGCAGTCTCCTTAAAGCGAAAAAAGCCCGATCACTTAAGACCGAGCTTTGATATAGTTGTATGGTATGTCCCATACAGTTATTTATTTAAAAATCAATCCTGGGAATGCCTCTGAAACTAATTTTTTATTCAAACCTTTATAAACACCATCAAGTTCTTTATCTTTCATTAAACAAACGAGATCAGCTTCTTTTGAATCAATGCGGTATAGCATATCAATAAACATACGTTCACGCCTTAATGCGTTAACCTGTTCGCCTGGACCGCCCTTGACAAAGTAACGGAACTTTTTAGTTTCATGCACTAAATGGCGTTTATCGTATTTCTTCTTTTCATTTTCATCAATAGGTGGTTTACCTTTTGGCAAGATAAACTCAATAGTTTCATCAAAGGCGCCTTTTAAAACGTCTCTAAGTTCTAAAGAATTATTCTTTTTAAGAATTTCTAATTTTTCTTTACGCGTTTCAGCCTTAGCTACTTGCTCTAAAACTTCTGAAACTAATATTCTTTTACCCATTAAAACTCACCAACTGATTCAACTAATAATCTGCAACGCTTCTTAATTAAATAATCGAGAATACGTGCACGCGGAGGAACTACATGCGATTCATATGTATTTATAATGTTATCTTTTATGTCTTGTGGAACTAAAGATAAGTCAATCAATTGCTGATTGCGTTGATAGTTGCGATACGTTTCTGTATCCATAGCAGATTTAAGATCTTCTGCTTTAGCTAACCAAGCGTCTATCTTTTTCTGAGTGATTGGAGCTTGGCGCAAACCTTCAATGATAGCATTATCGGGGGAAAGAATATTAGGGATACCATCACCTTTATCACCACGAATAGTATGCTCAAAGAGGTAGAGATGAGGGTTGGCGTCCGTAACCAATTTCTTTTGGATTGGTGAGAATTGTTTGACATTCTTGTACTTCTGTAGTTGAATAAAATCTTTATCAGAAGAGATAATCATTACGGGTTCTGCTTTACCAAATTCTTGTGTCTGTTCTACAAGTGTACCAATAACATCATCGGCTTCAACACCTTCGATATGCACAAACTTATATGGTAAGTTTTCTTTGATTTCTTCTCTAATTTGATTTAGGTATGTGAAGAATAATTCCCAGTCCATAGAAGACTCAGCACGAGCTTTCTTACGGTGGGCTTTATATTGCGGGAATACACGCTTACGCCATGAATTGGCGCCATCGCATGCAATGACCATTTGACCATAATCATCCTTGTACTTTTTATTGTACATGCGGATAGAATTTAAAATCATGTGGCGTAAGAAATTCTCAGATAACTCAGCGTCAGGCTGAGCCATAAAAGAGGCAATAGAGATTTGTGAGAAGTCAATAATTATCATAGTATATCCATTATATCACATGTTATGCTCGTTGTAAACCTTTAATGTGCGAGCGATGCACTTTCACCATAATCCACTCATTGTAATAATCTTCACCAATTAATACTTTGCGAGTAAATTGTTCATATGCTTCTAAATAATTACACTCACCTTTAGTCTTACATAAGTGCAAGATCTCGCGAGTATAATTATCTTTCCCATTAACCTTTACATCTTCAATGAGAATTTTATTAGATCCAAAGTAATCTTTCCAATCTGATTCTACTTTAGATCTTTTCTTCTTGCCTTTAATTGTTTTTGTTTTACTTGACCAAAAGAACTTTTTACCAACATATTGTTTATTAGTCTTTTTGCAAGTAATTAGATAAACAAATCCATAAATCTCTTTGTGAGTATTTTCACCGAGTTCAAACTCATTACCATTCATCATCCATGTCATTATGAGGATACTCCATTTCGTCTAGTTCCTCTTCTATATATGTGTTTCCACAGAACGGACAATAGAGCGGATGCTCACCAACATCATCATAACTATATTCTATTGTAGCCTCGCAACTACATTCTTTACATTCAAAACTTTTCTTTGTCATAAACTTTGATCTTTTAATTCTAACCACGTTTGAAGTTTATCAAATCCACCAATGTGTAATTCACCATCGAAGATTTGTGGGACTGAGCGTAGTGATTTTTCTACTAAGTAATCACGGCCTGCTGCATTTGTTTCGATATTGACTTCAGTAAACTCAATACCTTTTGACTTTAATAAATTCTTTGCTTGTACACAATATGGACATACAGTCTTAGAATAAACTACGATCATAATGATAAACCTTTCATTGTTTCAGCCGATACGTCTTGTTTAACACCACCAGTAATATAACTTGTAATCTCTGTTTCTTGTGGAGCAACTTGTACGTTACCACCACTAATCCATTTTTCTGTCCAAGGCAATGGATTTGATTGTGAAACTGTATATGGGCAATGATATGATAGAGTTCTCATTCTACGGCAACCAATCCATTCAACATAGTCGCCTAATAGTTTCTCATTCAAACCAATCATTGAACCATCTTTAAACAAATATTTAGCCCACTCTTTTTCTTGCTCAATAGCACTAACAAACATATCATTAACTTCTTTTTCTGTTTCTTGGCGAATACGCGCGAAGTCGTCATCATCTTTAATGAGATGTTTAATAATTGAAGTGCTTGCTGCAAGGTGAGTATTCTCATCTCTAGCGATAAACTTAATTACCTTAGCGTTACCTTCCATTTTCTTCAACTCGGCAAATGCCCATGAACAAGCAAATGAAACGTAGAAGCGAATACCTTCGAGTATGTATACACTCATCAAACACATAAACAACTTCTTCTTAAGTGTGTACATATCAATGCTAATAGTTTCACCATTAACTGTATGTGTACCAACACCTAGTAATTCATAATAGCGTGAATATGAAATAAACTCATCATAATATTTCGAAATATCATGAGCACAATCTAAAATTGGTTGAATTGTTTTAATCTCATCAAACACAATAGATGGATTTGGATACACGTTACGAATAATGTGAGTGTATGATCTTGAGTGAATTGTTTCAAAGAACGCCCATGTTTCAACCATTACTTCTAATTCAGGCACTGAAGCCATTGGAAGGAATGCTAGGTTGGGAGATCTACCTTGAACTGAATCCAAAAGAATTTGGCGCTTAAGATTTGATGTAAAGATGTGTTGCTCAAAATCATTTAAATCGTCAAAGTCTTTTCTATCTTTTGATAAATCAACTTCTTCTGGACGCCAAAAGAAACCCAATTGCTTATCTGTAATCTTTTCAAATTGGCCATAACGCACAGCATCATAACGAGCGATATCAACTGATTCGCCAAAGAACATCGGTGATTCTAAATGACTTTTTGTTTTTAACTTAAATACTGACATTTACCATTTTCCTATTGGACATTTGCTTGATGGAGGTATTATCTTAAACAACACTATACATCCACATTTATTACATTTTTCAATACGTTCTTTAGTAGAATGAGCACATGGTTTGCATATGTCATATCTACTTTGAACTAGTTGTTTTAAATCTTGCATGACTCACAATCTTCTTCACCATCGACTGGCTGAGATAATTGCTCTTCAATTGCCTTAAATTCTTTTTCGTGCATTTCACCAGCACCATCATAGGTGTTGAAGTAATACAATTGTTTACCACCATACTTATAAAACATGACTAGATGTTTAATCAGTTCTGACATTGGTACTTTATGGTCTTCATAGTTTTCAGGATTGTATGAAGTGTTAACAGAGATACCTTGATCGATATATTTTTGTAATACTGCACAAATCTTTAGGTAACCTTCTGGCGACTTTTGATCCCACAGTAAATCATATTGATTCTTTAACTTATGATAGCCTGGAACTACTTGAGCCATTACACCATCTTTGGATTGTTTAAATGATACCAAAGCGCGTGGAGGTTCAATACCATTTGTACTATTACTTATCTGCGCGCTAGTTTCAGCGGGCATTAAAGCCATTAATGTAGAGTTACGAATACCAAATTGTTTTAGATCTGAACGTAATGTATTCCAATCTTGACGCTCAATGTGTCTAATTAGTTCGTCCACTTCTTTCTTATATGTATTATTAGGTGTAATACCCAATGAATACTTTGTTTCACCATGACTAGGACATGCACCTTTTTCTTTAGCTAAAGTGTTAGATGCTTTGATCAAATAATATGACCAAGTTTCTGCATACTCATCGATAGTTTCAAGAGCTGCATCATCGTATCTTAATCCACGTTTAGCAAGGAAGTATGCTAGGTTGATGATGCCGATGCCAAGAGGACGCCTATTTTTTGTTGAGCGCTCGGCTGCTGGGACTGGATATCCTTGGTAGTCAAGTAACTCGTCGAGCGCCCTGACTGAGAGATCACAGTACTTTTCAAATTCTTTTGGATCGTTGATAAGTCCCCAATTGACGGCCGACAAAGTGCACAAACTAATTTCTCCATTTACATCCTCCGCTGAATTTAATGATTTAGTAGGTAAGTCAATTTCACAACATAAGTTAGACATACGAATAGGTGCTACTTCTGGAATAAAAGAACCATGACTATTTGCATGATCTACGTTCATTAAGTAAATGCGGCCAGTGTCTTTACGTTCTGTTAAGAATTGAGAGAACACTTCGATTGCTGGTAATACTTTTTTGCGGATACTGTCATTAGCTTCATAAGCAGTATATAATTCTTTAAATTTATCTTGATTTGAATAGAATGCTTCATACAAATCAGGCACTTCATCTGGAGAGAATAGTGTAATGTTACCACCAGTCAATAGACGCTCATACATCGTCTTATTGAATTGAAAGCAATAATCCATATGGCGCACACGAGTTTCTTCTGTACCTTTATTATTCTTTAGTACAATAAGGCTCTCATATTCTAAATGCCAAACCGGAATATAAACTGTAGCTGCGCCACCACGAACACCACCTTGTGAACATGATTTAACTGCTGATTGGAAATACTTTAGGAATGGAATTAACCCAGTGTGAACAACACTACCGTCACCAATACGACTACCGATAGCCCTAATAGAACCAGCACCGATCCCAATGCCAGCCTTTTTAGAAATGTATCTGACAATTGAAGTCGTTGTTGAATTGATGGCGTCCAAAGAGTCGCCAGACTCAATAAGGACACAAGAGCTAAACTGGCGAGTAGGAGTACGAACGCCGGCCATGATTGGGGTAGGTAAGCTAATATAGAATTGAGAAACTGCATCATAATATTCCTTTACATACTTTAAACGAGTCTCTTTAGGATAATTCATAAAAAGAGTCATTGCTATTAACATGTATAGAACTTGTGGTGTTTCATATGGTGTTTTAGTAATACGATCTTGTACTAAATACTTACCACGGAATTGTTCCATACCGACATACGTGAATTCATTATCACGATCATGTTTAATATAACGATCTAATGAATCAATTTCAGACTCATCATATGCGCTAATAACTTGTGCATCATAAACACCTTTATCAATATTGTGTTTAATAATCTTAATTAATGACCACGGTGTATAATCACCATAAACTTGTTTACGTAGTTTATAGTTAACCAAACGCGCTGCAACATATTGATAGTTAGGTGTTTGTTCTGAAATAAGTTCTGCTGCTGACTTAATTAATAACTCATGAATGTTATCTGTCTTCATGCCATTATTAATTTGAATGTTTGCTTTTAATTCAATTTCACTAATTGAAACACCATTAATCTCTTCGGTAGCCCACTCTAAAACTTTATGGATCTTGTTTACGTCAAACGGTTCTTGTTTGCCGTCTTTCTTTACTACGTTAATATTTTGCATTATTATTCAAACTCCAATGATCAGAAGTATATTATACCACACCTATTCATAGGTGTACACTATTATTTTTGCGGGATTAAGCTGCTGCTGAAACGATTGTTATTGCAGCGTTGATTGCAACGTTTAGTTGCTTTTTGTATTCTAATTCTTCTGCTGTAGAAGCTACTGTTTTTTCCACTTCTAAACCACGAAGTAGATTTAAGTATTCTTCTTTAGAACATTGCCCGTTTTCGTAAGCTTGTGTATACTCATTATAATATTCTGCTAATTGTGCGGTATTCATCTTGGCTTACTCCCTAGGACTTTTTGGATTTTTTCAGCGTTTCTCTCGATTTGCTGAAACTTTGCTTTACAAAAAAAGACTGAAGATTTGTCATCATAGGATTTAGCACCCTGATTAATCAACTCTTCCATTTGTACTGCCATCTTATATGCTTCTGGATTACGAGGAATATATTGAGTAAAGTTTTTAAATTCTTTATTCAATCTCTGTAAATTTGCAAATTCGTTTTTAGCTCTTGAAGAATTATCGCATTCTACTTGAGCTAACTCAGCTGTAGTACGTATCTTATTTATCAAAACGTATTCTTGATTATCATATCTCGCCATGAAATAAGAATCAAACGCAGTTTGTAATGTGCTACATCCAGTTAACATAACAACTGATAATACTATTAATACTTTTTTCATTTCACATCCTGGAATATTTCTTTTTGTGTTTTATACCAATCTTGCCACGCTTTTAATTTCTCGCGCGTCTCATAACATGTTGCATAGTTATCTGAAACAGTTGTTAACAGTTCAGGCACTTTAACTTTGGAGGTTCCTCTAACAGTATTGATGGTGCTTGGGGGAAGTTCATTTTGACTGGCACTGTCGTGGAGCATGACTGCAGCATTAGACAACTCACAGCTATCACCAACGTACTTACTAATCGCTTTTTTGTTTTCATTTGATGTATCCTTAATCACTTGTATTTTAGTGACCACTTTTTCTACTATTTTTACATTTGCTTCGTTTGATTTAGCTTCTGCTATTTTTATCTTCTTTTCAAATTCAGCTACTTTAGATCTCCAACCAAGTTCGTTAGTTAATCCACCCTCTAAGTATATACCAATTGCAAGAATGATAACACCAATTGGTTTAACTAATTTACCATAAGTGTTTATGATTGGCAATCTAGCGACAATCGTACTTGCAAATGTAAGAATTAATCCTACTACAAGTACGATATGCACAAAATAAGTAATGAACCAATCAGGAAGAAATGACGAAAGTAACCACATATTAAATTATATTAGCAATTCCATTTTCTCAATGCTTTGTTGATTCTTGAATCTGGATCATTAGCAGTCTTTGCTGATGTTAAACGCTTCTTCATTCCACCCATACGAGCACAGAAAGATTTTCTACGCTTAGCAGCTTTGCTACCTGGCTTTAATTTTGATGGAGGTGTTGTAACAGCAGTTTGCAAGTTACCACCAGTTTTTCTGTTATAGTAATCTACACCTTTTTGTGTAAGACCACCTTCAGAAGACTTATGTCCCTTTTTATCAATAGCGTACTCAAGCAACTCATCGTCGTCAACTGTTTCTAAGTCTTGCCAAATTTGCTCAGAGTCAACATTATTCTTTAGTGATAACTTTTCAATCATCTCCTCAATCATATCAAATTGAGCTTCTACATCTTCTTGAGCGTCTTTAAAGTCTTGAGCTGTAGGTGCACCTTTAGAACCCGGCTTACGCATACGCTCACCTGAACCAGCTTTAATGCGTTTTCTCTTAGCATGAATGTTTGCCCACAATCCATTCTTACCTTCTTCTAATTCAGCATCAGCGAATTCTTTGAACTGAATTACTTGTCTCTTTAATGGTTTCTTAGTCATAACAGCTTTCTTTCCAGCATCGCCTTGAGTACCAGCAATATTACCACTACCAACGTTGTTAGCAGCAACTTCTTCTTTTGACATTAGACGATCAGTTGCACGATCAATACCCTTTTGGCGCTTAGGTTCTAACTTATGGTATAGATCAGGTTTAAGACCAGTCTTCTTTGCTTGTTGTTTTACAACAGCACCATAATAATCACCGGCTAACTTTTGAGAAATCTCATCTAATTGAGTTTCTTCTTTATTCATCTTCTTAGCTAAGGTATCAATAGCACCTTTCATATCTTCTTTACCAGCTGCATGACGTGCTTTCATTTCTGCTTCACGTTTATTAGCTTCTTTTTCACGCTCTGCTGCAGCCTTACGGAATCTTTCTAATGCTGATTCAGTAACTGTAGATTCAAACTTGTGTAACGGTTTACCCTTTGAACCACCGTAATCTTTTTCTGATTCAGTTGAGTGATAACCTTTATGATAATCGCTATGTTCTTGAGAACCTTTATCATGTGGATTATTATATTTACGGCCATAGTGTTTATCAGCAGCACCGCGCTCTTGAGCATTGCTCATTGCTTCTTCTAAATCTTCTTTAACTGTTCCAACGTAATTATGATCGTGCACCTTGTAACCAGCTTTTTTGTAATGAGCAATAGCCGAATCAATTGCGTGACCTTCGTTATCAGCTTCGATTCTTACTATCTTTTGAATAAGTTCTTTACGCTTATCAACTGATGGATTATTAGGATCAGAAACAGTAATTGATACTCTATGTTTTTCTTGTAACATTTCGGTGTCTTCTTTAATTTTTTGAATATGTTTTGCTTTAACTTGTATAGACTTTCTAGCACCAGTAGTTTCATGGTGATCGTAATCTACAGTAAATGTTTTAGGTGCGCCCTTATATAAACCCTTACGGATTTCACCAATGCGTCCTTCTTTACCTTTTTCAGAACCCTTAAGGATAGTTACTTTATCACCAACCTTATGAGCTTCAATTAAGTCTTTAAACTTAATCATCTATAGATGTCCTCTACAGTAATATAAATCTTTTGTTTAGTAGCTGTATGATATACTGAATAAATGTTAGTATCAGCGAATTGTGCCTGTGGTACACAGTTTGCTTCATTTACTAAAATCATTGAGCCCTTAAAAGCAACTAATTCACCAGTGATTGGTGATACTACATGCTCTGCTAATTTATATTTACCTGGTAGAAGGTTTTCACCTTTAGTCATCCATGTTTTTGACTCAGATAAAGTATTATCTAATTCAATTCCTTCTTGTTCTAAGTAAGCTTTAAAACCTTCAAAGATAGACTCTTTAGACATCTTTGTGTTTTCATGAATAAGCCACAAAGCTGCAGCATAAGAAGCTAACTTAGTTTTACCTAATGGAACTTTATTCAATAAACGCTTTAGATTATAAACTAATCTAAAGAATAAAGTGTATGCATCTTTTTCTTCTGGAGTTTTTGCTTTACGTAGTACTTTACCATTCTCATCAACTAAACCAAGTTTAAATGCTTTAGTCTCATTCCAAGGGGTAACTAACTGTCTTAAAAATCTAAACGTATAGTAGACGTCTACTGCGCGTTGTAATATTGCCATTTTAAATCTTCCTTAATGCCTCTACCACTACAGGGTCTAGAGGCACTTCAACATATTGTTCTTCTGGTAAGTAATTTAAAAACACTAAAAAAGTTTTTAATACAGACCAATTCTTTTCTTCTATTTTATAAAACATCATATGGTTTGCTGCTTTAATACCAAACACATTATATAATACAATCAAATGGTTTAAAATCAGACGTTCACTTAATTCACCATTTACTTCATACCTATTGAAAAGTCTTTTAAGATATTTAAATCTTTGTAGATCATCTTCAAATTCTTCTTGAGTCATGCATTGTGAATTATTATAATTCTTTGCTGCGAATAACACGAAGTTTTTACTATTAAGTTCTTCAAAACTTTTCATAATGTCCTAATAAAAAAGATAACAGAGGGGCAATCCCTCTGTTATTTACTCAGTCGCTGGTGGAACTTCTTCCTGTGTAGGAACTACTTCCGTTACTTCTAGACCTTCAATAGCCATTAGTAACTCACCAGTCTTAGGATCAACCCAACCTTGCTTAGTAGCTACGGCATCAGGTGCCCAATATGGTGCAGTTTGTGCCATGATTAACAACCTTTCTTAGGGTTCATTTTTTCTTTGAACGTTGAGTAGGTTTTTTTGCCGGTTCCGCTTTTGCTTTCTTTGGCGTAGTTGTCGCCTTCTTCTTTGCAGGTTGATTTTTCGGAGATGGTTTCTTCTCCGCTTTCATCTTCGCTGGTTTCTTCTTTGATGCCGGTTTTGTTTTTACCGTCGTATTTTCCTGCTCCGTTACCTGTTGGTTTGCTGGAAACGGCCAATTTGTCGGCACCTGATTTGTACTCTCCGGCTGGATCGTCTGTGACTTGCACTGTGTGTTTGTCGAGAAAATCTGCTTCACCTTCTGAATTAGGTTGCATAACATCTTTGTCATCATCTTTATCCTTAGTATTTGCATGTTTAATAGTTTTAGCGCCCATTTTCACGATGTCGTCTTGCGCTGCTTCTTCGAGGAATGAATCATAATCAACTGATTCTTTCTTCTGTGCTGCGTAATAAGCTGCTAATGCGCGCTTTTTACGTTGCTCTTTAGAATCACCACTAAAACGTGGATCATCAGACTTAGTGAAGTCGCTAATCCATTTACCAGCGTCATCACTTGCCTTTAATACTTCATTAATTAGATTATCAATTTCTGATTCAGAAAAAATATCTAAGTCTTCTTTATTTAATTTTGCTTTAGCTGTTTTCATACCAGCTTGACGTTTTGCAATTGCAGTAGCAGAATCAGAAGCAGTCTTGTGATCGCCCTGATCCATTGCTGAAGACTTTTGATCTTTGTGTGCAGCAACATCATCTTTAGCACCTTTAACATATGACTTTAAAGTACTAGGACTCAATTCATCTAGTTGCTCAACTTCTTCATTACGTGCTTTAGCCAAATTATCTTTATGAGAAATAGAATCTTTACGTGGACCTTTAACATCAGCAACTGTTAATGGTTTATCACCTTTTTCTTTACGAAGATATGCAGGAACATCTGCCTTTTGCATAGCTTCATCAACTTTTTCTTCTTTACGCAACTTAGCAAGATCTTCACCTTCGATCTTACCGTCTTTGTCAACGTCTAGTTTATGTTGCTTACCTTTAAGCTCTTCAGCTTTCATCTTTTTGTAAGCTTCAGATATTGTATCTGATTTAAAAATACCCCAAGTCATGTTATTTTCCTTTTAACTTATTATCTTATTTATAGTACTAAAATTACCTATTAAGTAACCAACAACAATAGCTCCACCAACAATCATCCAACGCCATTTCTCTAAAACATCTACTCGTGTTGTTACTTGTTCCATAGTTTGTTTTAAAGCAGTATGTTGATCTTTATCAGCCTTAGCTAATTCATCAATTTTTTCTTCGAACTTTTCAATAAGTTCTCGGTTACCAGTAGTAATTCGTGAATGAAGTTCCTTGATGTCATGTTTTACATCAGCGACGTCTTCTTTAATTCCTTCTACTTGCGCTTCCAATTTCGCTATTCTTTCTAAATCCATAGTTACTTACTCTGTGGGGTTTTAGACTGTTGTTTCTTTAATGCTAAACGAGCAAGATGTTTAGCTCTAGACATTGGTGTATGTTTTGCACCTGATTTGTCTGTTGTTGTACCCTTAGATTTCATCCAAGGCGTTTCTTTTCTCCAAGAACCAGTACGCTTGTCTTCTTCAGCATCAGTTGCAAGTCGCTTCATTTGACCTTCATCTAGTTCTGTTTCTTCTTTTACTTTTTTCTTATCTTCGATATCTTTTAGCTCAGATTTTTTTGGTCCACGTAATGTATCAACTACGTGTTTATCTTTCTCTGATCCACCATAATTACCTGGCTTAGCTTTATGTACATATCTACCATTCACTGAATCGTACTCAACTAATACGCTGTCTTCTTCAATAATTTCAACTTCTTCTCTTTGAAGATCCATTTTAGCTCTTTGGAATATTGTATCATCACCAGTAACTAGACCTACCAAATCACTCATAACACCTAATAACATACCGCGCTGTTGCGTTGTTAATGGCTTATCAGCTTTTAGTTGATCCATTGCAATACGTAGTTTAGATACGTCAGCTTTGTCTACTAAACCAAGACGAGCTAATTGAATAAAGCGTTGCTCTTGTTTATCAATAGCTTCTTTAATGTCTTTTTTATCGTCTTCTTTATCATAATCGTCATCAGCAATCTTTTTCATCTTATGAACTTTACGACCAGATGGACTAACTTTAAAATCAGCAGAAGCTACAAACTTTGCTTCACCAAGAATGTCTTTAAAGCTTTTCATATTAGTCTCCAAATGCAACTTGCACGATACGCACTGATGTATCGGTTGCAGTTGATTCAATCGTTTCACCAGCTTTTTTACGGATGTAAATAACTTCACCAGCATATAAACTAATAGATCCAGTAATAACACCGCCATCTTTAATTAATATTGATGTGCCAGTACCACTATTTCTAATTCTGAATAGTTGACCACCGTTACGTGTTCCAGCTGAAGTTGTCAAAGCATCTTCTTGAGTTAGTAGTTTTAAAATTCTTTCGCTCATTTTGAGTTTCCCATTTAATTTAGTTCTTTAAAAGATTTAATTTTTTTATCGGTTGAAGTTGTTGACCAATCCATAAGCTTATTTACTGCAGCTTCTTCAATACGAACAACGTCCTTCAACCATTTCCGTTGTTTCTTACCTTCATACGTTTCAATAATCACATAGTTAGAACCCAATCGTTCAATCTGACCGATCTCTTTAGATTCCTTCACCTCTACTACGTCTCCGACTTGGAATAATTCTCCGTTGACATAGGCTTCACGCTCTCTAGATACTGTTGGCAATTGGATATGTTGTCTAAAGTTATATGATTCTTTAAGCCCCATTCCTGAACGCACTGCATTAAATAATTTCTGTGCTTCTCTAAATCCAGAAGGTAATCCTTTTGCAAACAATTCAAAGTTGTTGTCTTTAGCTGCTGCTCGCATTTTACTTGCAGACATTCCGCTAACGTCTTCAGCATCTGGATCTCTTTCGCCAGCTGACACGACATGTACGCCACCCTCAAAATTGTAGAATCCGCCATTTCGTTTTTCTCCGTTGTACTTATTAAGAAGAGTATCAAACTCTTCAACACGGTCTGAGCCTACAACGAAAGTAACTTGTCTATAACCCTGTTCATATAAAGAGTCTAGTGCATCAAAGGCTGTCTTAATTTTTACATCACTAATGATACTACGCGCATGACGTGGAAACATCTTACGCAAAAATTTAATTTTGTCATTATAACCTAATGGATTCTTCTTAGCATCATGTGTTTGAGAAGCATAAATTCTATATGTTCCTCTTGATACTGAATGAACCTTTTCAATGAGTTTTTCATGACCAATTGTTGGAGGATTGAAGCGACCAAATGTGAAAGTCACATGGCCACTAGCCTCTTTCAAATACTCTTTAAAATGTTTCAATTATAAAACTCCAGCAGATGAATGACCCTTAGACTTATTTCCAGTTTTACGTGCAATATCATCTTGCTTTACTCTACGTAACAACTTTGATGAGATGCGCTTGATTGCACCTTTCATCATTGCTAATTTCTTATCTACTTGAGCTCTTTGCGATAGAGGAATTTCTCCACGGCTACGGCCCTGGAATAATCTCTTAATGAGTAGCGATTTAGCTCTTAATTTAGCACGGGTTTTTAAACGCTCCGGTGTGGCTAAACGCTTTGATTGAATTTTACGCGCTAGTGCTATTCTTGCACTACGGCGTTTGAATGCTTGTTTGCGCTTTAGACGCTGTGAAGTATCTAACACTTCATCTAATTGCTTAAGCTCTTCCTCAGTTAACTCAACTGATTCGAGCATCTCGTCTAATTCGACAGAATATTCTTTAAACTTTAACATATTTTTCCCATTAACCTCGGCCGGGACTATCCCAACCTTTGATAATATCTGGATTGAAGTTGTTCGTACTGAACTCGAGGCGGTCAACCAGTTTAACGGCCCCTCCACCAATCCTATCAATTGCAACAAATCCCTCTGCACCTGTAACCTTGAAACCGTTCTTGGTTTTAACAAATGTTTTGGTAGTATTGATCTGGTTTAGCTTATTTATAATAATCTCTTTTGCAACAACTATTAATTTCTGCAATTCGATGATATTTGCTAAGTCTTCTTGATTAGAATCTATACTATCTAATACTGCTTGGCGTTTAGCAATCTTAGCTTGTTTACTCTTATCAGTCTTAAGTTTATCAATATCTTTTTGATACTTATCGTGGATGTATTTAACTAATCCTCTAACGTGAGATCTTCCGGATCCCACTCGCTCTGAACGTCTGATAAAGGTGTTGTTATAAGTGTTAATGATGGTGTTAAGTTCTGTATCTGATGAGATAAGCTCAAATACTCCTCTTCCAATAGACTTGAGCAATTTACCTGCATCGGATAATGCTTTCGTAACTTGCTTCGTTTCGCTGGAGGTGAGGTTTGCTCTTCCTCCAACGTCTGGTAAGTCAGCTGATACAGCCCACACCTTTGTCGTTTTTTTGAACGTTTTAACATCGACGCCATATGATGCTCTCATTTCTTCAAAAGTTTTTCCTTCATACGATGTATGAAACACTACACCGATCTCCGCACTAGTGATACTATTTGCTTCTCCTTTTGGAACAGCATACACAATAGTGTTTGGATGAAAGGTTATATACTCTTCACCATCAATAGTTTCACTTTTCAAATCATCTTTGGTGAACATAATGTCACCTTGTACTACACCTTTAATGCCTAATAATTTTAAATTATCAAATGCAATTTTTAATTTTGCTTGAAGATCACCTTGAGTATCTTCTTCAATATCCTTATGAGATTTATATACCTTTGGATTCTTATTGAAGATACCCTTTTTAGCAACAAAGAATTTTCCATCAGTTGGATCTGTACCAGCAAACACAGCTGGTGCTCCGTCCCATTTAACAGTTAATCCCACTTTAGACGCGCTAGTCTCATGTCCTACTAACATATCTCTAAGAGATTGAAGAGCAACAATTGCTTGACGCGCTCCGTTCATTCCACCATCAAGAATTAAATCCTCGATGTGAGTCATGTGCGTATTCTTTTGTTCTGTTAAATAAGTATTAAAACTCTTCATCTTATTTGTCTTTATAAGTAAAATCGCCCATTAAGCGTGTTGGGTACCCATCAGTACCTTGAGTATCACGAATGTTTAATTTTAAAATGTATTTCTTTGTTTCAATTTCCATATCAATGCGTTTACCTGTTCCGGTTTTACCACCGTAGTAAATTGTCAATGATAATGGTGTTGCTGCTGCCTGCATATAAGCTTTATCAATCTTAACAGATTTAATCTTTGATGGAAACTTATGTATAACATGATAACCATGACCAATGCCTGACTCAAGAAGTTTTTGTAAAGCAACTTTTTGAGTGCTTTTCATTTTTGGCCAAACGTCTTCGCTATACCCTCTAGCTAATTTACCATTAAATATATCACAAAAGATTACTGGGTTAATGTTGAATAGATCTAATAACATTAACCCATTTTTATTTTCAATTTTATTTGCTTTAATTTCAATTGGTGTTAAAATAGTTTTTATACCAACGTTAAAGAACGTTGCTGTATTACCCATTTTTAAACTTAAGTATGCAACATCTTTTCTATTAGATACTAATGTTAAGTCAGTAACTATCTTACCAATATCATTATCAACAACTGGCATTGCAGATGAGATGTGAACATGCGGTGTGAATACTAATGGACGCTTATTGTTTAATTCACCAACTTCTTTTACTTCTAAATCTTTTAATTTATTTAATTTATATGTTTCGTTTAAGTGATCGATTGCAGCCATAGTTTTAGCATCATTAATCTTTACTCCGTTCCACCACTCACGAATGTTGTTTGCAAATATTCCTTCAAAAGCGTTACCGCGGTTATTAGCACCACGATTACCAGAAGAACCATTTCCAAACTTCATAGAAACTTTAGTTGCTTTAGTAGCAGTCTTAACTTTCTTTAAATCTAAATCACCTTGTAAAGATCGTGTTACGTTGATCACAGCTAGTTTACTTGGATCAATATTAATCGGCGCTTCTACTTTAGGAAAGCTTCGATTAATGTAAACAAAGATGTCAATGATTTCAGCGATTTTAGCCTTATCACCGGTCTTTAAAGTTAACTGGATTTCTGAAGCAGTTTTTGGAAAGAATGTATAAGCCATACTGCTATTTATAATAAAAAATGGCGGCACTTTAGGCCGCCCAAGATACTACATACAGGAAAAAATGAAACTATCAACAATTCTTTAAATAGAGTTCGTATAGTGGTTGCTCTAGCTCTCTTGCCTCAACTTCCCAAGATGCGTTATAATGATCTAATGTTTTATGATATTCGCTTTCATTGATGCGTCCAGTACACATTTGCCAGATATGCACGAATTCATGGGCCATACATTTGATAGCGTAATCTAATCCTCTATCGCCACGAATATCAACTTCAAATTCTCTTGGTTTACCATTATCATATTCTTCAGTGCAAAGGCAATAACCATCTACATTCTCTTGTAAACCTTTACCTTTAACTGAAACAATGATTTCAATTTTACGAGCTTTATTACCCATTAATTCATTAAGAAATATAATGCCAGCACTGTACAACTCTTCCCGCTTCTCAGCAGTAAGATATCTAGAAGGTTTAATATACAAAATCATTCCTTATTTTTAATGTATTCAATTAGTTCTTTTGCCTGTGATAGATCACTTCTTTCAACTGCTGCATCGAGCATGTCTAAATATTCGTCATTTAAATAGTCTAATAAGTGCTGTACACTTTTAAATTTCATTGGTATACCTCATGAATATAGACATCAAATCTAGTTGCGTATCTTTGAGGAAGATAAGAGTTATATCCAGCCCATACGCGGTTACCACCATTTAAGATATTGTCTGCATAAGACGCTTTACGTGGACCTCTAGGCATTAATCTAACACGATAAAGTTTAGGCTTCATTGGTAGAGGCGATCTCATATACTCAGCTCGACGAACTGCATATTTGTGAGCTAAACGTGCAGTATCATTAATAGACTTAACTGACTTTTTAACAAGTTCGATTTGCTCCATATCAAATGCTGAGTTAGCATCAGCTGTAAAAACATAAGAAGCTGTCCGGTTTGATTTACTCATAATCGCCTCCAAAATTATATGGATTACCTAATTGATACAAGTCTTCTTCTACTTGAAGAACCATCTCCATAGTAGCACCTGTAAGTTTAACAATGTCATTAGGATAGAATCCTTCTCGTAGCATG